GCTCTGAAAAACATCGCCAGCCTGTCGCCTCGCCTGCTGCCCACGTTTGAAGAAATGAAGCGGCTGGTTTATGCGGCAGTGGAAGAATACAACGACACGCCGCACCGCAGCATGGAAAAGGTGCGGGACGTGTCGGGCGCGGTACGGCACCAAACGCCGAACGAGCTGTGGGCAGTGAAGGCTGCACTGGCTGAAAACAGCCCCGATCGGCGCGACCGTTTTGTCAAAATCGAATCGGAAGAACAGATGTTTTTGTTTTTGCCGCAAGAAATCCGCACAGTGCAGCGGTGCGAAGTGTCGCTGCGCAACAACCGCTATTACAGCCCGCTGCTGGAAGAATACCACCAGCAGCAGGTACGGATTGCCTACAACGAACACAACGCCGACCGCGTGTGGGTGCTGGATATGGACGGGCGGTTTATTGCGGCGGCGGACTGGGATGCCAACGCAAGGGATTTTTACCCGAAAGCAGTGGTGGAGCAGGCGAAAGACAAGCGATTGCAGGGACAGATAAACCGGCTGGACTACAAAAAGGCCGTTATCCAAGAAACACGCCCAAGCCTGCTTGTGGAACACCAAGACACCCGCGTCAATATCGGCGGTGTGGTGTTTGATATGGCGGAAGTCAAAGCGAAAGCTGCCGCGCTGTCGCAACACCGAAACCGTGCGGATGATGTAACGGTAGAGATGGTGGAAGTGAAGGCGGTCAAGAGGCCGTCTGAAACGGAAGCTGCTGCGGGCTGGTCGGTACCGTCCGAAGCGTCGGAACGGTTTGCACTGTATCAGCGGATTTGCGGTCAAACGGATTTGCCGCCGCAGGCGCAAAGATGGTTGGAGCGTTATCCGCAAAGCAACGAGTATAAGGCGTTGTCCAGACGGGTGATGACGGCCTGATTTCAGACGGCCTTTCGGGGTTTTAAACAAGGTTTACTTACTTTTTAATACTTACTTTTTAAAAGGATTTTAAAAATGAAAATTGCCAATATCAACAATTTATCGCTGGTTTCGGTCGCGATGGAACGGCTGGTCAACCGTCTGGACGGTTTGCCGGGCTTGGGTGTGTTGTACGGCCCTTCCGGCTTCGGCAAGACGACGGCGACGGTGGCGGTGGCGAATGAGACCCGCGCTTACTATGTGCAGCTGCGCAGCGCGTGGAGTAAAAAGACGCTGTTGGAAAAAATCTGCTTCGAGATGGGTTTGCCGCCCGCCCGAACAGCGGCGGGCTGCCTAGACCTTATTTGCGAGCAGTTGGCAGCCAGCCAAAGGCCGCTGATTTTAGACGAGGCGGACTATTTGGTTACACATAGCGGGATGGTCGAGTTGGTGCGCGATATATACGAGGGCAGCCAAGCCCCGCTGATGTTGGTGGGCGAGGAAATGTTGCCGACCAAACTGAAGAAATTCGAGCGTTTCCACGGGCGTGTGCTGGCTTGGGTGCCTGCGCAACCGGTCAATTTGGCCGACGCGGAAGAATTGGCGAAGGTGTACGCGCCTGATCTGACGTTTGAGCGCGACGCGTTGTCTTATCTGGTGGACTTGGCGCACGGATCGGTACGCCGCGTGACGGTCAATTTGGTCAATTTACTGGAACTGGCCAACCAACAGGGCTTGGACACGGTAACGCGTGAGGTGTGCGCGAAAGCCGACCTCTACAAGGGCGATGCGCCGAAGCGGGGAGTCAAGCTATGAGCGTGGAACTGACCAAACCGCGCAACAGGCGGCAGGAAATATGGAACTGCCTGCGCCGCCACAAGGAACGGTTTCAAACCACCGCCGAAATTGCCGAATCCTGCGGCCTGCAGGTTCCAGCGGTGTATGCCTACTTGAAATGCCTGCACAAGGCAGGTTATGTGGGTATCCAATACCCGCTTGGCTACGACAAACACTACGGCTACCGCTTGGAACGAGACTGCGGGACGGATGCGCCGCGCCTTAAAGCCGACGGTACGGCGGCGAGGTGCGGCATCCACGAAGCTCTTTGGCGGACGATGAAAATCCTTAAAACTTTTGATTTTGATTGCCTTATTGCCCATGTCCGCATGACCCACGATGTATCCCGCGATATGGTTAAGTATTACACGCTGGCCTTGGAGCGGGCGGGGTATCTGAAAAATACGGGCAGCGCGCGGAAAAAATCGTTTGTCCTGTTGAAAAACACCGGGTCGAAAGCACCGTATGTGATGGCGGTCAAAGAGGTTTATGACCCGAACTTAGATGAAATTGTTTTGAGGGATGTGCCCGAATATGAATGACAAAGACTATATGAAAGAAGACTGGTTCGCCGTCTTGAAAGAGGAAGTGGAAAAAAATGGAACGGCGAAGACGGCGGCGCGGCTGCGCTACAGCATGACCAGCATCAGCCTGATACTCAACGGCAAATACAGCGGCAAACCCGACAGGGTGGCGGCCAAGGTCAGGGAGGTATTCCGTAAGGTAATGTGCCCGTTCGAAAACCGCCGTATGGATCGCACCGAATGTATCGAAATCGCACTTGCCCCCGCACCGACGCACAACCCCATCAAGATGCAGCATTGGCGGTCGTGTCAGAAATGCGAAATCAGGCCGTGTGAAAAACGCAAAAGGCCGTCTGAAAATCAGAAAGGTTAAAAAATGAGAATCAGATATGAAAAAAGAGTGATTAAGAACGGGTTGTTCGAATATGAAGGTAATTTCTACACTTTTACCGGCCTTCCGGACGGCGGCGATGAAGGCGTGGAAATCTTGGTTGGGAAAAATAAAAAAGGCAGGGTCATTGCCAAATACCCGAAAGACAAGTGGGAAGAATATCGGGCGAGATAAAGCCAAGCCCTTGGTGCGTCTATATTTTTTTGCCTGCTATTTATAATAAATGATTGTTTTGTAAGGATTTTATAAAAATGGAAGAGTTGAAAATCAAACTGGTGCATTGGGCGGTGGCGGTGCCTGCGGCCTGGATGATGGCCGCGTTGCCCTCGTGCGAAGCCGTGCCTGCCGCGCAGCAGGAAGCCGTGCAGGTGCATATTGCCGATTGGAAAGAACGGTCGGTATCGGCCGAATCCCCGCCGCAGGGACGCATGGCGGAATGGCCGATGCCGGGCGAAGTGCCGCCGATGCCGTTTGAGCCGACGGCGGAGGATTTTGAATCGGGGTTGGCGCATTTTTGAAGAATGAGGATACAGGAAATGGATAAAGAAAAGGTATTGGACAAGATTAAAAAGTGTTTGGCTTTGGGTAAATCGGCCAACGAGCATGAGGCAGCGCAGGCGTTGAAACAGGCGCAGGCGTTGATGCGGAAGTACGAAATCAGCGATGCGGATGTAGTCCTGTCGGACATTGGAGAGCAAAGCGGCGGGCGGAAAATGGCGTTTAAATTGGCGCAGTGGCAGTGGAACGTGGCGAACATGGTTGCCGACGTGTTCGGCTGCGCATGCTACATGCGTGGCAAGACGATGATGTTTTACGGCTTGGGCAACCGCGCCGAAATTGCTGCCTACGCCTTTGAGGTGGTTTATCGGCAGATTACCGCCGCCCGCCGAAATTTTTTGAAAACCTGCCGTGCGAGAAAGCCTGCGCACCGTCGTTATCTTGCCGATCAGTTTTGCGATGGCTGGATGTGCGGCGCATGGGAGGTTGTCAAAAGCTTTGAAATGCCCGCCGAAGAAAAGGCCGTCATGGATGCCTACACCAAGAAAAAACATCCGTACATGGTCGTGGCGGCAACAAGAGATGCCAAAACGTCAAAGCTGCAAGGCAGTTATGCTCAGTTTGAGGCGTGGAGGAGCGGGGCGGATGCGGGGAAAAATGTGCAACTGCATCACGCCATGAGCGGTACGGAAGAAGTGAAACAGATAGGGGCATGAGAAATGAACGCAAAAGAACTGTTGGAATGGCTGGAAGAGCGCGGCGAGCTGTACATCTGCAAAGCAGACGGCGGCAGCTATACCGTCGTCGCACGGGCGGCTGACGGCGTGTTGAAGACGGCGGAGGCGGCCACGTTGGGCGAGGCGGTTTTAATGTGGGAGGAAATGTGATGAATATTGCTAAACCAAATAAAGAAGACCTTGACGCAGTATGGGAGCTGGTCGCGTTTTTAAACAAAATTGAGCAGGGTTTGAATCCGATTTACCAACCTGCCGACCCAGAGGATGAAGACGATTTCGAATATCTGAGTGATGCGCCTGCAGATAAAGTGTTTGAAGCTTTGGAATATAAGTCTGCCAACGCCGGGTTGTCTTGGATTATGACCGTATTGGATACCTTGCTGTCTTCGAATAACGGCATTGTTGACCAAGAATCTGATGTTTTGGATTTCTCGCCGAAATTTAAACAGGCTGTAAAGGATACAGAAAGGCTGGATTTCTTGATGGAAGTCGGGTCAGCCGAATTTTCAAAACAAAATGACCAGAAGCCCTGTTGCAGCTTAATTGAATATGGCATTCGCGGCTATGGAAGCAATTACCGCGAAGCATTGGATGATGTGATGGAAGAGTGGAAGGAAATGTGATGACTACCGGAATGATGATTTATTTATTGATCTGCGGGCTGGTTGGTTTGGCACTGGTGGTTTTGGTAATTATTGGGGTGGTTAAATGATTGAAATCAGAAGTAAAAACTTTGTTGCGTACAACGCAAGTGAAAGTGTTTTGGAAAGCATCATCAAGGATGTTTTCACTGGGTTGATGTTGAGTTTTTGTGTGTATATCAGCCATTGGTCAGCATCAGTGTTTTGGACATTTATCAGCGGCGTAATGTTTTTGTCTTATCTGGGCATTAAGTTGGGCAGGTTGATGCGTGACAAGCAAACCAAGTTTGAAACTTGGTCAGAATTTAAGGCATGGATCGATAAACAAGCCGAACTTGAAAATCACTTGGCAGGCAATGTCCAAATCGTAAAAGGCAATGGAAATGTACAGGCTGGTGGCGATGTTTGGAAGGATAAACAATGAACATCGAAAAATTCAACCCGAAAAAAGACCCTAAATACATTGGCTATATTTTCCGGTTTTTAAAGAAAAAATCCAAACTGCGTGAAACTTTAGGAGCTTATCCGCGAATTGTTAAGTTTAAAGATGGATTTGACTGGCATATCGGCTGGTTTATTGATGACGGTCTTGGAGACTTTATTGGTAGCAGGATTTGTTACGCCTTCGAAATAACAGATGAGACATGTTATTTAATTAAAAACTCTGAAACGGAGGTTGTCGCCGAAGTCAAATGGGATGAATACGAACGTGTCGGAGGGTGTGCATTAACTAACCAGCATCACAAATGGGTCTATGCCAATAAGCAATCACGCAAATGTCGCCACTGCGGAATATGGGAACGGAAAGTCGTCAAAACCGTTAAGACGGTTGAACGGCGAACATTATGGGAGAGCGAGTCATGAACATCAAATGTCCGAACTGCGGAGCGGTGCACAGCCTGGATACCTTAATCAATGATGCCGACGCATCGGCGGTGCTCAAGGCCGTATTGGATATGGATGCGGAGTTTGGCAAGGCGGCCATCCGCTATATCGGCCTGTTCCGCCCCGCCAAGTCTCAGCTCTCTTGGTCGCGGACGGCGAAGCTGTTGAACGAATTGATGCCGATGATTAAGGCCGAAACCGTCGAGCGCGACGGCGTGTCCTACCCCGCCCCTGCGGCGGCATGGATACATGGCTTTACCGAAACCCTGGCCGCCCGCGATATAGGCCGTCTGAAAACGCCGCTTAAATCTCATGGGTATTTGTACGAAATCGTCAGCAAATGGCAGCCGTCGGCCGCTGCGGCAGTGCCTGCCTGTCCGATGCCTGCGGATGCGGCGGCAATCAATACCAAGCTGCGCGGCGGCGTACAGAATTTGATGGAGTGGGCAAATGGGGAAGAACGATAGCTGGCTGAAACAGGAAATCGCGCAGGGGTTTGCCATGCTTGCCGCACTGAACCTCAAAGGCCGCCCCGCCTCGGCGGATTTGGCGGCCGTCGCCAAACTTTGGTTGGGCATACTGAGCAGCCGGCCGTGGCAGCAGGAACAGGACAGGATGAGGATACAGGCGGCCTTTAGGGCTATCGCGGCATCCTCGTCGGAGTGGCCAAACCCTGCCGACCTTATCAAACACCTGCCGCCGCCCGAAGTCAGGATGGTGCCGAGGCTGGAACAGAAGCACCGGCCGACCGAATACGGCAAGGCGCAGTCCGCCAAGCTGAAAAAGATGGTCGGCAGATTGAAAAACGCACCCTGCATGAACGGGGATTGGATACACGGGCAACGCCACCGTACGGTGGATGAGTGTAAAAGGATTTATGCCGAAAGGCAGAAAGGTAAAACAAATGAACATTGATAAAACCCAATACAAACAGGATGCCAAAGGTAATCTTGTGCCGCTGGCCAATATTAAAGAAATCGACCTGCTGCGCGACGAACTGGTGCAGGAAATCGCCGCCAAAGCCCGCGCGGTACAGGATAACCTGATGGCGTTCAAACGCGAGGCGATGGACGATATCGCGGCGTTTGTGCAGTTGAGTGCCGACCGCTATGACGTATCCGTCGGCGGCAAGAAAGGCAATATCAGCCTGCACAGCTTCGACGGCGCGTACCGCGTCAACCTTGCCATGCAGGACACGTTGGTATTCGACGAAGGTTTGATTGCCGCCAAAGCCCTGATTGACGAGTGCATCAACGAATGGACAGAAGGCAGCCGCACAGAATTGAAAACACTGATTAACGCGGCCTTCCAGGTGGACAAAGAAGGCAATATCAGCACTGCCCGCGTCCTCGGCCTGCGCCGCCTGCAAATCACGGATGAAAAATGGCAACGGGCGATGGATGCGCTCTCCGACAGTTTGCAGGTGCATATCAGCAAGCCGTTTGTGCGAGTGTACCGGCGCGGCGAGGATGGGGAGTATCAGTTGATGAATTTGGATGTGGCGAAGGTGTGAACATGGCAAAAATCATTATTGAAATCGAAGATATGCCTGAAGGTACCGACATTAAGTTTAAAGGCGATCTCCCGGCGGCGGATGCAAAGGATAAAACGGGCGCGCAGCAAACGGCTGTGTTAATCAGCAAGATGATACAGGCGGCGCAGATGATGACACCGCCCGTCCGTAGACATTAGGCCGTCTGAAACGGCAAATCCAAGCGGGTTTCACCCGAAGCCCGCTTCCGTTTGCCTCGCTTCTATAATAGCATTAGCCCTTTTTAACAAAGGATGATGATAATGAATGAGGATAACTGCCGCAGGCAGGCCGTCAGCGAACTGGTGGACGAATACAGCCTGAATCCCGTTCTGTTTAAAACAGGCGCGATACATCAGCTGCTGTGCAATATAGAAGATTCATATTCTGCTGCAAAAGGGCTGGCGCAGCTGCTGGATTATCGGGATTTCGAATGGGGGGATTTTGATAAATGCGTTGCTTTCTGTGAGAAATATGACATTCGGCCGTCTGCATACTGGTTTCTAGACAAAAAACCGCAAGAGCCGGAAACCCTGAAAGAATTTTTAGAAACGCTGACCGTTCCCGAAATCAAAAGGCTGGCGAAGCAGAAAGGCATAGCCAAGCTGCCCGCCCGCAAGGCGGAAATCATTGAAAAGGTCTGCGCCAAAGCGGATTTGCAGGATTTTGAAGCGGATGTGGAGGCTGCCCTGCAAGAGCGCGAAGAAGCCTACCACGCGGCGGAATTCAGGGCGAAGTGCGAAGCCCTTGTCCGCGACGTTTTGGCGAGGGCAAGCAGCATCCGCCAAACCAAACAAAGTGCTGCAAGCGGTCTTGTGTTCAGATACAGCATCTCCGAACAAAGCAAAGACGACAGGGAAATGGCCTACCTGATGATGGGCGGCTACCACACCGCCGAAGACGGCCAAGGCGGGCTGAAATCGCTGCCGCCGTTTTTCCCGGGCGATTCGGCTTGGGTCTCTGCCGACTGGGACAGAAGTATCAAATATAAAACGGATTTTTTCGCCGATCCTGCCGCATATGCGGCGCAGCCGCAGAAGCATCCCGCTGCAAGCCGGCCTGTCGGCATAGTGCAAAAAGCAGCGGAAATAAAAAGGAAAATACTCGCTTTCCCGTATATCAAACAGATAGCCATCGGTTTTTCGGTATTGATACTGCTCGCTGTTTTTAAGAGCTTGTCAACCGCAGACCGGTTCAGATTCGTATTTTTCGCCATCATGCTGCTGCTTCCGCTTCTTGTCTGGTGGATTTGGCGCGGCATCCGCAACGGGCGGTGAAAAAACAGTTGCAATGATTCTGCGTTTGCCGTAAAGTAATTTCAGGTGCTCAAAACACCTTGATTACGATACGGACATCACGCCCCGACAGCGCGCTTTTTTTGCGCCTGTCCTTTTCAGACGGCCTTTCACGGGCCGCGCTGAATCGCAGCCTTATGGCCGAGTGTGCGAGGAATACAATACCCGCAAGGGGAATAACTCCGCCGCTTATCGTACGGTTTTGAGCACTTGGCCGCCCGTTTTGGGCATCTCTCAACTCCTCTCAAAAAGGAATACGATAATGAACTCTCAACTTATCCCGACCGTTTCCGGCTGCTTAGACGGCCAAACTCAAGCCTTAGTCAATGCGCGTGATTTGCACGAATTTTTAGGTGTTGAAACCCGTTTTGATAAATGGATTCAGCGTCGAATTGAAGAATACGGTTTTACGCAAGTCATTGATTTTATCGAAAGTCCAAAAATGGCCAATCGTGGTTTTTGGCAAACAGAAACCAAAGATTATTTAATTTCCCTCGATATGGCCAAAGAGCTGTGCATGGTGGAGCGCAACGAAAAAGGCCGCGAAGCCCGCCGCTACTTCATCGAGATGGAGAAGCAGGCCAAAGCCCTGCCCGATGCCGTGCTGTGGCGTATCGACGCGCTGGAAGATGCGTATTTTCAGGCCGCACCCGAAATGCTGTGCCTGCTTCGCTACCGCAACATGGGCTTGAACCTGTCGGAAATCGGCAAGCTGCTCGACCTCAACCCGGGCGCGGTGTCCTACCGCCTGAAGAAACTCAACGATTTGGGCTTTTTGGAGTATGTGCCAAACCCGAATATAGGCCGCGCGGCCGCTTTGGCCGGCAAGCAGCAATCTTTAGGCTTGGAGGGTTGAATCATGGAAAAAGCCTATATGGAAGAGGAACATTTGAACCGTCTGCTGGAGGCACTCGCCATTTCGAAACGTTTGGACGAATTGCTCAAAAGCGTAGAAGAGGAAAACAACCGGCTACTTCGCCTTGCCGTCGCCGTAATAGGGGAATCGAACAGGCGGGAGCTTGAAGGCCTGATGCAGTAGTCTGATCGTAAAAGGCCGTCTGAAATGGGAAAAACCTGTTTCAGACGGCCTTTTTTTATTTGCCAATAATCGGTCAAATACTATATATGGTATTAAATTGCTGTATAATTGCATTTATTTTACTAGATATGGTATTTCAACCATGAAAAGCCGCAACGGACTAATCGCCAAAATCAAGATTGCACAAAAGGAGCTGGGGATGGCCGAAGAGGCCTACCGCGCCATGCTGCTGCGCATCACGGGGAAAAACTCGTGCGCGGTGATGGATATTGAGGAGCTGGAGCGTGTGGCCGACGAAATGCGCCGCTTCGGCTTCAAGCCGTCTACGTCTACGGCACGGGAGAAGCACGGCAGGCCGCATCTACGCCGCACGACGGCGGCCGCGATGATGGACAAGGTGGAAGCCCTGCTGGCCGACGGCGGCTATCACTGGAACTACGCGCATGCGATGGCGCGCCGGATGTTCGGCCGTGAAAAAGTCGAGTATCTGGACAACGATCAGTTATACAAACTGGTGGCGGCTTTACAGATTGCCGCCAACCGTAAAAAGAAGACGGAGGAATAAATGGCTTACGAACGTTTGAGCGAACAAGACGTGCGGGATTTTGCCCACCTGCTGCCCGCATCGGTAACGGCACTGATTACGGTGGCGGGTTTTGAAGCGGCCTTTGTGTTGGTCAAACACTTGGGCGGTACGGTGATGCCGGTCGGTCAGAACAAAACCAAACAAGGTAAAGTCCTGCATGCCGTGCTGTCGGAATATGTCGGCGAGGCCGCGGCGGCTAAGATAGAAACGGCCTATGCCGGACAATATAAAATTCAAATTCCGAAGTGCTACGACGTGATGTTGGCCATCCGCAACCGCGCCATACGCCGCGACTTCGACCACTACACCCGCGAAGGGCGGATGTCGTCCAACCTCGCCATCAACAACCTTGCCCTTGACTACAATTTGGCCACGCGGCGGGTGTGGGACATACTGAAGTTGCCCGATGCCGTGCCTGCCCCTCCCGATGTACAATCATTGCTCTTTGTCTGACATCCATCCCCTTTTGCCCCGCCCCGTTGCGGGGCTTTTTTTATCCGCCCGCCGCCCGCTTACTGCATCCCTGCCGCCCGTCCCCCTGCGGTGCGGACGGCATAATCAGACGAGTTTTAAACCAGTTTAATTTTTCAACGGGAGCAATCATGACAAAAACCGTTACGTTGACTGCCGGCCACAGCAACACCGACCCGGGCGCGGTAAACGGCAGCGACCGCGAGGCGGACTTGGCGCAGGATATGCGCAATATCGTGGCATCTATTTTGCGCGATGACTACGGCTTGACAGTCAAAACCGACGGTGAGGGCAAGGGAAATCTGCCGTTGCGCGAGGCGGTCAAACTGATACACGGTTCGGATGTAGCAATTGAGTTTCATACCAATGCTTCGGCAAATAAGTCGGCGACGGGCATCGAGGCCTTGAGTACCGTCAAAAACAAGCGTTGGTGCCAAGTGTTGAGCCGTGCTGTGGCCGATACGACCGGCTGGAAGCTGCGCGGCGACGGCGGGTTTAAGCCGGACAACGCGGGGCAGCACAGCCGTTTGGCCTATGCACAGGCGGGCGGCATTGTGTTTGAGCCGTTTTTTATCAGTAACGATGCGGATTTAGCCTTGTTTAAGGCTACAAAATGGGGCATTTGCCGTGCGATTGCGACGGCCATTGCCCGCGAGTTGGGCGTTAATGGAAAGGCCGTCTGAAAATGAAAAAGTCTTTGATTGCTTTGTGCCTTGCGGCTTTGTCTACCAATAACCCCGAATGGGTGATTGCACCGGAGCGTATCGGCCGTCTGAAACAGCATCCGAGCCTGCGTTCGGGCAAGTCGGGCGTGGCCGCCGCCAAACGGGCGGCGCGGAAATCTCGGAACAGGAGTAAAAAATGACTGAGGGTTGGGATGGGAATTTTTGATATTTTTAAAAACCCCGCGACGGGCAAGGTGTCGCACTCGAAGCTGTGGGCGAACGTCGCCTGCGCCGCCGGCACATACAAATTCCTTATTTTGCCCGATCCGTCGATGGAGATTTGGGCGGTGTATTTGGGCATCGTAGGTGGTTATGCCGTGGCGCGCTCGTTTGTCAGTGTGAAGCGGCAAGAGGTGGAAACGGAGGCGGAGCGTGGGCAGTGATTTGATGAAATGGGGCGTACTCGCCCTGTCGCTGGCCGCCCTAATCGGCGGTACATATCAGACCGGATACCGCGCGGCCGCCATGAAGAAGGATGCGGAAATCGCCGTCATCCGTGCCGAACAGGTGGCGGGGCTGCTGGCCGCCGAGCAGGCGCATAACGCAAAACTGGAACAGGCCGCCGCCGAATGGCGGCAGCGGCTGGAATCGGCCGAACGGCAGGCGCGCGGTTTGGCGGCGGCAAAAAACGAATTGATCCGACAAAGCGAAACACTACGGGGAAGAATCCATGCGACAGTCAAACAAGATGAAGCGCGCGGCGGCTGTATTAACGGCCTTGGCCCTGACAGCCTGCGCCTCTACAACCAAGCCCTCGGCTACGCCGATTAAAACGGTGGAGCGGCCGGTGATGCCGCCCGTACCCGCCGTATTGTGGGAAGTGCCGGTACGTCCCGCACCACCGGCATCGGGCAGTCCGGCCGAACTTTTGGAACACGGCGTGCGCTTCGGCGCATACGTCAAGACCCTCGAACTGCTCAACCAAGGTTGGCGTGAGTGGGCGGGCGGTCACCAGGAGACAGCAAAATGACCACCTACCGCGATTTGGTACAGCGTGCCTTGTCCGTCTGCCATGCAAACCTAGAAATGGGGCTGGCCCACGCCCGCGAGCAAGAACCCTTCATCCTACGCGTCTCCGCTCTGCTGGACGGACTGGGGCTGGAATACACCGTCCGCATGACGCGCGGCTTCGACGTGGTGTTCAACGTCGAATACCCGGATGATGATTTAAACGGCACGGAAGAGAGGGTGCGCCATGCCCTGACGGCGGAATTTGACGCCGAAGCGGACGGCGGCGGCCTGGTTGTTTCGCACCGCCGCGAGGCGGGCATCCAGTGTCGCGTGATATTCGGAGACATCCCGCAATGACAGGCAATACCCCCATTACGGTCGAGTATGTGTTCGGGCTGGCCATATCGTTTTTAATCGCCCTCCTGTGGTACTGGGTAAAAGGCATTTCAGACGGCCTCAAGGAGGCCCGGACGCAACGCGAAACCCTGCTGGCCGAAATCAACAAGGTCAAAATCGACTATGCCACCAAGGCCGATGCCAGGGCGGATGCCAAGCAGGTCATGGAGGCACTCGGACGGCTGGAAACCAAAGTAGACGGCCTGCGCGACCGTTTGGACAAAAAGGCAGACAAATCATGAAAGACCCAATTTTAGAGGCTTTGGCGCGGATCGAGGCCAAGCAGGACGACATCCTCAACCGTCAAAACGGCATGGAGGATGAAATCAAACAAATCCACCGTGACACGCGCGTCACTGCGGCAACGGTCGGCGGCGCGTCCGGCGCGCTGGCCAGCGGTATCGTAACGGCGGCCATAGCCATTGCCCGCGCCAAACTGGGGCTGTAACGATGGCGCACCCGAAAGAAACCCGCGAAAAGCTGCGCAGACTGTACGTCAGCGACGGGCATACGCTCGAAATCGCGGCGATGATGTGCGAAATCCCGACCGCTACCGCCCGTAACTGGAAGCGTACCGCCAAAGAGACCGGCGACGATTGGGACAAAGTACGCGCAGCCTATACTTTGGCCGGCGGCGGCATTGAAGACTTGAGCCGCTCGCTGCTGGCGGGTTTTTTGGTGCAATATCAATCGACGATGACGATGTTGCAGGACACATCGGTCGAGGAATTGCCCCCATCGGAGCGGGCAAAGCTGCTGGCGAGCCTATCCGACGCGTTTACCAAGACCGTGGCCGCAAACGCCAAAGTGATGCCGGAAACGTCAAAACTGGCGACGGCGATTGAGGTGTTGGAATTGTTTGGCGAAGTGATTAAGGAAAAATACCCGCAGCACTTGCAGGCTTATGTCGAGCTGGTCGAGCCGTTGGGTGCGGAAATCGAAAAGAAATACAGGTAAGGCATGAAGTCCAAAGAGTTTTTAAAGTCGCTTGCCGAATACGCCGCCCAACTCCGCCAAACCATCGAGGCGGAGGCGGATGGCTTTGATGCGTCGCCGGCAGCCATTGCCGGGCGGCGGGCGAAGGTATTAGACCCTGTGCATGGGTACGAGTATTTCGTCAATACCTACTTCCCGCATTATGTCAGGTCGCCTGAAAAGTCGGAACTGCATGAATTTCTGTTTTCCCGCCTACCCGAAATCCTACAACAGCCCGAAGGCATTAACGAAGCGGATGCCGCCCCGCGCGGCGAGGCGAAATCGACGCTGGTTACGCGCTTATTCTCGCTTTGGACGGTCATCACCGGCGCGAAAAAGTTTATCGTCATCGCGATGGACAGCATCGACCAAGCCTATCCGATGCTGGAAGCCATCAAGGCGGAATTGGAGTTTAACCCGCGTTTAAAAACCGACTTCCCCGAGATGTGCGGACAAGGGCGGGTTTGGCAGGCGGGAACGATTGTTACCGCGTCCAACGTCAAAATCCAAGTCTTCGGCTCGGGCAAGAAAATGCGCGGCATGGTGCATGGTGCATTTCGCCCCGACCTTGCCATCCTCGACGATATCGAAAACGACGAGATGGTGCGCAACCCCGACCAGCGCGACAAGCTGGAAATGTGGCTTAAACAAACCGTCTTGCCGTTGGGCGCGGTCGGTACCAAGTTTGACGTGATTTATATCGGCACGATTTTGCACTACGACAGTGTATTGAGCCGCACGTTAAATAACCCGTTTTGGAGTACGCGGAAATTCAAGGCGATGAAACGTTGGCCTGACCGCATGGATTTGTGGGACAGATGGGAAGAGCTGTATCGCAACGACGGCGCGGAGGTAGCCGAAGCGTTTTACCAGGCGCACAAAGACGAGATGGAGCGCGGCGCGCAAACAAGCTGGGCGGCTCGCGGCGTACTCGCCTTGATGAAAATCCGCGCCCGCGACGGTCATGCGACGTTTGATTCGGAATATCAGAATGATCCGGTCAGCGGCGAAGATGCGCCGTTTGCCGAAAACATCAAATACTGGTCGGAACTGCCCGACGATTTGGTGTACTACGGTGCGCTCGACCCGTCATTGGGTAAAGCGGGCGCGGGGCGAGACCCGTCGGCAATTTTGGTCGGCGGTTATCAAAAATCGACGGGGCGACTGTTTGTAACCGTTGCCCAAGTCAAAAAACGCCTGCCCGATTTGATTATCGAAGATGTGATCCGCATCCAAAAAGAGGCGCGGGTCAAGCCGGTATTGTGGGTGGTGGAAACGGTGCAGTTTCAGGAGTTTCTCAAGGATGAGCTGATTAAGCGCGGGGCGCGTTCGGGTGTGCATATCCCCGTGCGCGGTATCAAGCCGTCTTCGGACAAGATGTTGCGGATTGAGACCTTGCAGCCGCATATGGCAAACGGGTTGATCCTGCTCAATCCCGACCAAAAGACCTTAATCAGCCAGTTGCGCCATTTCCCGAAAGCCGACCACGACGACGGCCCCGACGCGCTGCATATGCTGTGGATGGCGGCCACCAGCGGCCGCGCAACGGAAAACATGAGGGCTTACGAAATCCCCGTTGTGCCCTTTACCATTTAATTTGTCAGGCCGTCTGAAAAGGTTTCGGACGGCCTGAGGAGTAAAAAATGTTCGGATTGATTAAAGGTAAAAAACGTCAGGCCGCCGTCAAATACCTGACCGCGGCCACCGAGGACGCACTGTCGAATATGTTTGCCGATATGACGGGCAACGACACCCTGCTTGCCCGCCTCGGCGTGGGCAGGCAGTACGCCTTTGATGCGGTTTACGCCGACGACGAGGTGGCCGCCTGTGCCGAAGACCTGCGCGCCGCCATGCTGGCCAAGCCGTGGCGGCTGTACGGCGACGGCCTGTCCGAAGAGGACAAAGACCGCCTGTGGAAAATGCTGCGGCAGCATATGGGCGCACTGGCGGAAACTGTCCTTGACGCACGGCTCAACGGCTACGGCGTGGCACGCTACGTCTACGCGCAGGGCGACGACGGCATCCGCATCGCCAACGTATCAAGTAAACGGGGCGAGTTGGAACGTTTCATCCCCTACCGCGACGGCAGCCTAATGTACCGGGGCACGGCGGGCGAAGAGGTGTGCGACACCAATGTGATGTATCTGTTTCTGACCCACCGCGCCACCTCGACCAATCCGGCCGGGGAAATGGCGGCGGCGCGGCTGTACGCCCCCGTCGCCTTGCGCAGCAAAGGCTTCGTCTTTGCCGCCCAATTCATCACCCGCTACTCCCAGCCCTATATGGTGGCCAAAATCAACGCCGGTACGGACGAGGAGCACCGCGGCTTCATGCGGCGGTTTATCGACTTCCTCGGCGGCGGCGCAGTCAGCATCGAGCGCGAGGACGATGTGAAGATGCTGCAAAACACCGCAGACGGCCAGGCCTTCAAACGGCTGGAAAACCTCGCCAACGCCCGCATCCAAAAAAACCTGCTGGGCAAGGTCAAGACCAGCGACCTTGAGACCGGCAGCCGCGCCGCGCAGGAAACCGAAGAAAACAACCGTGCCGAACGCATCGCCTCCTATCTGGCCATGCTCTCCCGTGCCGCCCAGCATTTCGTCGACGCCGCCGTCATGGTCAACAATGCCTACGGCAGGCCGATTCATGCCCCGAAAGGCGTGTGGTTCGAGTTTGAAGACGAGGTGCGGATAGACAAAACCCGTGCCGAGCGCGACAAAATGTACCTTGACGCCGGGCAGCTGGTATTGACCGAAGAATACTACCGCGACGTGCTGGGCTTTGAAGAGTCGCACTTCAAATTGCGCGAACCGCCCGCCGTGCCGCAGCAAACGGATGCGAAAATGAGCCTGCGCCTTTCAGACGGCCTTGCCCGTAACGCGCCCGATACGGCGGAGCAGGCAATCGCCCGTCCGAAAATGGAAGCGGTGTTGGGTTTGCTGGAAAGCTGCAAAGACTACGCCGAATTTGAAGCAAAACTGTCGGAACTTGATTTGGGCACAGGCGATAATCTTTTGATTCAGCGTTTGGTTTCAGACGGCCTTGCGGCTTGGGCGGACGGAGCGAACGATGGACGGAATTGAATACGACTTCGCGGGGCTGGTCGACAAAGCCGCCTTCGGGCATTTCAAAGCCAAGAAAATCCTGCCCGGGTTTTCGCATTACGACGTATGGCTGTACCAGCACAGCCTTGCGTTTACCGTCGCCAAAATGATGGACGCGGATATGCTTGCCGAAGTCAAAGCCGCCATCGAAGCCGCACAGCGAAACGGCACGGCGTTTGCCGATTTTAAAAAGCGTTTAAAACCGTATTTAATGGCCAAAGGATGGTGGGGCGAACAAATCATGACCGACCCGCTGGACGGCGAGCCGAAACTGGTACAACTCGGCAGCACGCGCCGCCTGAAAACCATCTTCGACACCAACATGCGCACCGCCTTTGCGGCGGGACAGTGGCAGAGGATACAGGCAAACAAAAAGGCACTGCCCTACCTGCGCTACAACAAGAGCGCGTCCGGACACCCGCGCGACGGCCACAAACGCTACTACGGCCTGATACTACCCGTGGAACACGATATTTGGAAAGTCATCTTCCCTCCGAACGGCTACGGCTGCAAATGCTCCGTCTCCGCCCTGACGAGGCGGCAGGCGGAAGAAGAGGGCATCGGCGGCGAACCTGACGTGGAGATGGTTGAGTTTACCAACCCGCGCACCGGGCAGAAGGTTTTGATTCCCGACGACATCACGCCGAGCTTTGCGCACAATCACGGCGACAGGCAGGGGGCGATGGACGCGCTGTTCGGCGACAAACACGGCGAGGCCGCGTTGGCAGAGATGATTGCCCAACGCGAAACATGGCTGGACAAGCGGTATTCTATGCCTTCGGATGCGGTGAAGGTGCTGGCTTTGCCGGACAGAGTGCCGCAAAAGGAAGTCGCGCGCTTAACACAACAAAATGCCGCCAACAATACCGCCGTTCATGAAGCCGAAGCCGCTGCCGCATGGCAGAAAGCCACGGGAGACAGGCTAGAAGTGTTTGATTTAGTAGTGGAAAAAGGAGAAGGGCAAGCCGATTACCTGATTGTTTCAGACGATCTGCCGCGCGAACAATGGCAGCGGTTGGATTTTATGTTTACCATGCCGGCAGACCGCCCGGATAAGATAGATCGGATGAACAGGTTTTTTGATAAGGACGGTAAATTTAGTCATCAAAGTGGCGAAATCCAAAACCACCTTACCCGAAAAGGCGATATTGTCCCTCTGGATATGAGGCACTTAAACAGCATAAACCGTCATAAGGTTTTGCAATATGTGTTATCATTACCTGAAGAACAACGGGAAAAAATTAGGCTATTGGTCAGGAAGTTAAAATGAGTTTGCAAAATTTAAAGGTCAGCGAGGGTGTCGAGGTATGGTTGCTGAAGTCGGCTTGCCGCGATTTGTTGGCCGCCACTGAAAAACCGTTATTGGACGAATTTGGCGAAACCGAAGGTGTCGGCTATTTCAGCGCATCAGAGTGCTACGGGACGCTGGACGTGTCCTTTATGACTGCGCCCGAATTTTCCCGCTTTGCGATATTGGTACTGGGTGCAGCCGACCAATCTGAATGGCTGAAACCACATAAAGCCGACTTGAAGGCCGCGCTGGAAGCCGACCCGCGCTTTATGGCCGAAGCCGCCTGATACAGCCCGCCACAAAGGCCGTCCGTACGTGTAAGCAGTCCTTACAGGTTCGGACGGTTTTTTTAGTCTTTGGTGATACCCTGTTTCACCCATTAAGGAAATTTTGATAAAGCTACGAAAAACGCGCCGGACGGCATTTAAACGCTTTAGGTAGGGTTTGGTATTACCCTGCCGTCCGTATGCCCTAAAAAACGCGCTTTACAGCCTCTTTACAGCTATCGGGCAATATAGCCTTTGTCAGGTTATACGGCAGCGCATCTCCCCATCCTGCAAAAACTGCGTTTACAGGCCGTTTTGGGTGCAAAGGGATACATACCCCCGCCCGCGCCGATAAAGTCAATCTGACGCGATTTTAAAGCGGGTTTAAAGTGGGTTTCTCCCCGATACGACAAGCTGCCCGCTGTAAAAAAATCCCCACCGCCGCAAGGCGGTTTTTTTATGCCCGCCGCCTGCCCGTCGGCACTTGATGCAGCGAGACTACCCATAACGCGCCGTTTTGCCTGCAACAATAGCGGCATGAATACGAAAACACCCCTCGAAATCAAACTTTCCGCCGCCCTGCCGGTCGCTTTGGCCGGCCGCGCGGACGAAGTGCGCACCTTCAAAGGTACCGCCAACAGCGGCAAGCCGTTCGGCTACGGCGGCACGCAGACCGTCGTCGACTTCGAAGGGCTGCGGCACAAAGCGTCCGTCCCCGTCCTGTTGGAACATTCGCCCGTCAAGATGGCGGGCGTGTGCCGCCTGTCGGTCACGGCGGACGGCCTGATTGCCGAGGGCAGCCTGCTGTCGAACGAATTTGGCACGCAGATTGCCGAAGCGGCCGACCAAGGCTTTCCGTGGGAAATGTCCGTCTTTGTGCAGGCGGAATCCTTCGAGATGCTGGAGGCGGGCGCGGTATTGTCCGTCAACGGCGGCGAGGTGCACGGCCCCGCAGTCATTTTGCGCCGCTGCACCATCCGCGAGGTGTCGTTTACCGCCGTCGGCGTGGACAGCGAGACGGAGGCGGTGGTGTTGTCGGACGGCAGCCCCTTGCCGGATATTTTTAAACAACCTGTGGAGTTATCCATGACACCCGAAGAAAAGAAAGCGTTTGACGACCTGAAGGCGGAAGTCGATACGCTCAAGGCCGAAAAAGCCGAAGTCGAGAAAAAGCTGAAAGAAGCCGAAGCGGCTGCCAAGAAAAGCCAGGTCAAAGCGAAATTGTCCGCCGCAGGCTTTAAGGAAGATGGGGACGGCAAGTTCCAAGGCCTGTCCGAAGCGACGCTGGCCGTGCTGCTGTCGGCCGACCCCGAAGCCGCAACCGCGATGATTGCCGACCTGAAACCCAAGGCCGCCGCCGACCTGCCCAAAGTGCTGCTGTCGGACGGCCATGCGCCCGAACAGGAGGCCGAAGGCAAATTCTCCATCTCTACCGTGAAAGGCAAAAGTTATGTCTGATCCGAAAACCACAGCCGAAACCTTGGGCCGCGTCGTCGGTGACTTCCTGAAATGGGAGGCCACGCCGCTGACCCGCGCCAAAGTCGCCGCCGCCAAAGGCACGAAGGCGGGCACGTTTGTCGATTACGCCCCGCGCGCTGGCAAGAAACTGCTGGCACTGACCGACGAGCAGGACGGCATCGTCATCGTACAGCCGCACAACTGCATCATCGACCTGACGCTGGTGGCCGATGCCGCCGTCAAAGCCGCTGCTTCCGCAGGCGGCAACCTCGACGGCCTGAAAGCCGACGGCGACCCCTACGGCATCGTCTACACCGGCACGCCCGCCGCATAACTTCTTAAAAAGGCAGAAACATGATTCTGGACGACAACAGCAAATTCGGCCTGCGCGCCCTGACCCGCGCCATCAGCGCCATTGAGGCCACGCCGACCCAAATCCGCGATTTGGAACTTTTCAAACCCGTCTACCTGTCCGATACCAAAGTGGATATCGAGCGGCAGGACACCACCCTGAAGCTGGTGCAGGCCAAACCGCGCAACGGCGGCACGCCCGACGCCGTACCGGTGAAAAACCGCAACATCCGCACCTTCCGCATCCCGCACCTGCCCGTGCATGATTCCGTATTGGCGGAAGACGTACAGGGTTTGCGCGCCTTCGGCACGACCGAGGCCGAAACCGTGATGGCGAAGGTGGAGGCCAAGCTGGCCGACGGCAAACAAAACTTGGAATACACCCGCGAACACCTGATGCTGGGCGCGCTGCTGGGCAAAATCCTCGATGCCGACGGCAGCGAAATCTACGATATTTATAAAGAGTTCGGCCTGACCCGCAAGAGCTACGACATGAAGCTCTCTACGGAAACGACAGAGGTCGGCAGGCAAATCGACGAAGCCCTGGCCAAACAGCGTGCCGCCCTGCGCGGTGCGGCGGTAACGGGCTGGGTGGCACTGTGCGGCTTCGGATTTATCGAAGCCCTGAAGTACCACAAATCCGTCAAACCGCTGTACGAACGCTGGCGCGAAGGCGCGGCCTACCGCGAAGCCGACGGCATCAACCCGATAGAGTTCGTCCACAACGGCATCCGCTTCATCCACTACACCGGCAACTTCGGAAAGGCCAAACTCGACGACGATAAAGCCATCCTGCTGCCGACCGGCCCGGGCAGGCTGTACGAGGAGTATTTCGCCCCCGCGAACTACACCGAAACCGTCAATACCGTCGCCCTGCCGTACTACGCCAAACGCGAGCCAATGAAGTTCGGCAAAGGCTACGACTTGGAAATGCAGTCCAACCCGCTGCCCTTGGTATTGCGCCCGGATTTACTGGCCACTTTGACTGCCTAACCCTTCGGACGGCCTTTAAGGCCGTCTGAAAACAGGAAGAACCATGCTGATTACCCGCGAGGACATGATTACGCGCTTCGGCGAAACCGAATTGGCGCAACGCACCGGCCGCGACGGCTACGACAGCATAGACTACGCCGTGCTGGACACCGCCATTGCCGACGCCGAAGCCGAGGCGGGCGCGTACCTGAAGGCGGCGAACCTGTCCTTCGACACCGTACCGTACGTCCTGAAACTGAAAGTGTGCGACATCGCACGCTACTACCTCTACGAGGACGGCTACAACCAGGCTGTGGACGAACGTTACCGGGCGGCGGTGGCGTGGTTTAAAACCGTGGTTAAAAACCCGAATATGCTCGACGGGACACGTACAGCGGCAGATGCCAGCCGTTATGCCGTCTACGCCAACCGGGAACCCGACCTGCGGGAGTGGTTCAAATCATGAGGTTGATCGTCCGCCACGACCTGTCCCGCCTGTCCGCACGCCTGGGCAGACTGGCCGGCACCTTGTCCGGCGGCTTGGAAGAACCGTTGCGCGCCATCGGCGGCATCGTCGAATCCTCGGCACGCCGCCGCATCGCCGAAGAGAAGGCCGCCCCCGACGGCGTGAAGTGGGCGGACGTTTCGGCGCAGACGAAGCAACGGAAAAACGGGCGCGGCGGCATCTTGGTAGACCACGGCCACTTGCTGGCCAGTATCACGCACGAGGCATCCGCCGACAGCGTCATCATCGGCTCGGTGATGAATTACGCCGCCTATTTGCAGGAAGGCACGGAACACATGCCCGCCCGACCATTCCTCGGTTTGTCCGATAAGGACTACCGCGACATCGACCACCTGCTGGAGGACTGGCTCAACGGCCTGATCGCACCATGACGAGACTCAAACAGCACGACAACCCGTTGGCGGTTTACCCGCTGATACTCGAACGCCTGAAAACCGTCCCCGGCGTGAAAGCCGTGAAGGAAATCGGCGAGTTGGCCGAACTGCTTTCCACCGCCTCCGCCCGCCGCAAGGCCGCCCCCTTGGACGGCGCGGTGTATGTGGCCTACGGCGGCAGCAGGCCGGAAGGCAGCGCGGGCAACGGGCGCAAGATGACCGAACGGCTGTACTTTACATTCATCCTGGCCAAAAGCTACGCCGGCGCGCGTACCGGCCTGTACGAAGTCGGCGCGGTACTGGCCGCCATCCAGCACAGCTTCGGCGGCTGGGATGCGGGCGCGGAATACACCGCGGGCCCGTTCGTCCGCACCGCACCGCCCGCCATCGAATACAACGACGGCTACGCCTTCTACCCCATCTCATTCACCACCACCGTCATCATCCAACCCTAGGAGGAAACCATGACACGACAAGCAGACGACGGCCTGATTTTTGCCGGCGACGTGTACATCCGCAACCGCCGTACCGAAAGCGGCGGCTTCTACGACATCGGCAACACCACCTCCCTGTCGTTAAAGACCGACAGCGAGAAGAAACAGCGCATCAGCCGCCGCAAGGCAAGCTGGGGGCAGCCCTTGGACAGCATCAGCCTGAAAAAGCCGACCGAGCTGAAGCTCAAACTCGACACATTCGACAAAACCAACCTCGCCATGGCCTTGCACGGCAAGGAATCGGTCATCGAAGCGCAAATCCACACCGTTACCGACGAGGAAATCACCGTCGGCGTCAAAGGCAACGGCTACCCGCTCTCCATCGACAACCTCGACCCTGCAACCGTCAGCGTCAAAAACGCCGCCGGTCAGGCCGTCAAGGCGGAACACCTGTCCATCAACGCGGTTTTAGGCCTGATTACCGTCCTTCCGCCCTGCGACAACGTCAATGCGGGCGAGAAAATCAAGGTAACGGCCAAAACCCTGAAAAAGGGCGGCTTCAAAATCGATGCCGACGCCGTACCCGACTACGACCTCGAAATCATGCTCGACGGCGAAAACCGCGTGACGGGCGAGGCGGTCAAACTCCACATCCCCTCCGCCGTCGTTTCCGCCGACAGCGAACTGGACTGGTTTAAAGACGACTTCAACGAGGTTTCCTTCACCGGCAACCCCGTACTGGTGGCGGGCTACGAATCGTCCTACAGCGTGAAGGTGTTTGACAAATAGCAACCGCAGTCAGGCCGTCTGAAAACCATGATTTGGCTTTTCAGACGGCCTTTTTACATATTTTAAACAGGGTTTGAAACATGGGAAAAATTCAGGCGGGCCTGGAGATTCAGGCCGGTGTCCAAGGTTTGGATGAAATTAAGAAACTGTCGGCAGAAATAGAGGCTGCGGGTACGGATACCGGACGGCTGGCCGAACAAAGCCGCGAATTGGAAACGGCATTTGCCCGGGTTTCGGCACAAAACGCATTGATTGCCCAATACCGGCAACTGAAAGACGAGTTGGGCTATACCAAAACCGCGCTGAAGGCGGCGCGGGATGGCTTGGCCGAATTGGATATGCAGATGCAAAGCGGTGCGACCCGCGAACAGAAGGCTGCCTACCGCGACCTTCAGCGCACCGTCGGACGGCTGGAGGCCGAACAGTCAAACCTGCAAGGCCGTCTGAAACTGGTGGCTGCCGACATGCGCGATGCTGGCATATCGGCCAAAGACCTCGCCGCCGCCGAACGGCGTATTGCGGAAGAAACCGGACAGGCTGCCGCCAAACTGGAGAAACTAACCGCCGAGGCGCAAAAGATGAAACGGGTGGCCGAAGCCAAGGCGGTTTTGGGTATTAAAACCGACCAGGCGCGGGCAGAACTGGCCAAGGTCAAACAATCCTATGCCGAACTGAAGGCAAGCGGCACGCTGACTAAACGGGAATTGAAACAGGCAACCGCCGCCTATACGGACAGGGTGCGCGAACTGAAGGCCGAATTGAAAGGCGTGCCGTCCAAACTCAACCCCATTGCCGCCTCCGTGCGCGGCATGGGCGGGGCAATGCTGGGCGTGGCGGGTGTAGGCGGCGGCCTGTATGCCGTTAAAGAGGGTTTGCAGCAGGTCGTGCAGGCGACGGCGGAATACGCCGCCATCCGCAGCCGCATGGAATACGCCTTCGGCAGTACGGAGGCCGCAGGCGCGCAGATGCAATGGGTAAAAGGGCTGGCCGAAGAGCTCGGACTGGAAGTGCGCTCGCTGGCGAACGGCTACGCCCAACTGGCCTCTGCCACTAAAAACATCGGTTTCACCACTGGACAAACCCAACAGGTATTCAAAGGCGTGGCCGCCGCAGCCGCCAAGATGAACCTCAGTACCGACGAAACCAACGGCGTGCTGTTGGCCTTAAGCCAAATCGCGGGCAAGGGCAAAGTCAGCATGGAGGAATTGCGCGGCCAACTCGGCGAACGCCTGACCCCCGCGATGGCGATTGCCGCCAAGTCAATGGGCGTCACCACCGCCGAATTGGAAAAGATGGTCGAAAGCGGTATTTCCGCCGAAGCCTTCCTGCCCAAATTCGGCGCGGCGATGGAAGAGGCCTTCGCAGGCGCGGAATCGGCGCAGGCATCGGTCAACCGCCTGAAAAACCAGTTTGACGAGCTGTTGCTCAAGTTCGACGAAGAAGGCGGCATCAACGCAGCCTATCAAAAACTGCTTGACGATGTCGGCGCGGGACTGTCGTGGATAGAGGAAAAAATCGGCAGCCTCGACGGCGCACTGACGGGCGGACTTTCAGACGGCCTCACGTCCGCCTACGAACTGATTAAAGAGGTCGGCGCGGAAGCCTACGAAGCCTTCGGCAGTCTGATGGACACCATCAACGAATGCGGCAATGCCCTGCTGACCGTGGCGGGTATCGGCGGCAACGGTGACTTCGACCTGCTCAAAGGCATCATCGACGGCCTCAATATCGGCTTGGGCACGCTGCGCGACGGCGCGGCAGGCTTGGGCATCGCCTTCGAGGCCGCCGTCGGCGTCATCGAACTGGCCTTGTCGTCCGTGGCCAAAGGGTTGGCCGCCATCACATTCGGCGACTTGTCGGCCAACTTCGAACAGGCGGCGGAAGAAATGCTGGCCTCCGCCGACAAGCATTTCGGCAAGGCGCAAGAAAAAGCCCTCGCCTTCGAAAGCAAGGCGGCAGAGGCCGTGGCGCACGCGGCGGAAACCGAGGCGCAACGCTTCGCGCGGCTTGAGGCCGAAGCCCGCACCGCCTATCAGGCCGCCGCACAGGCCGCCATCGATGCCGCCGCCAAAGCCGTACAGGCACAGCAGGCGGCACAGGCCGCCGTCGGCACGGCACAGGAGGCCGCCGCCGCCAAAGTCGCACAGGAAGCGGAAAAGGCATCGTCCGCCGCCAAGCGCGAGGCGCAAAAAACCGAAGAAGCGTGGGTTAAAGCCTTCGAAAAAACAGGCGGCAGTGCGGAGGAGCTGGCCAAAATCAAACAGCCGCTGCGCGATGCCGGCATCGTAGCAGACGAAACGGCGGCCAAAGTCGGCAACATCGGCGGCGAGGCGCAGAAAGCCGCGCAGGCGGTGGAGGCCGCGTTCGCCAAAATCGGCGTGGACGTGGGGCAGGTAACGGACGGCATCAGCCAAAAGGCACGGCAGGCGTTCAAAGACTTTCAGACGGCCTCCGACGAGGCGAAAAAGGCCGGCATTGAACATTCCGCCCTGATACGCGCGGGTTTCGAACAGATGATGGCCAAACTCGAAAGCCGGCAGGAATTTGCCGCCTTCGAGCGGCAGCTGAAGCAGAGCGGCGACGCAGCCGCCCTGACGCGCGAACAGATGCAGCGTTTGAACGACGCGGCGAAAAACGGCGCGGGGGAAGCCAAAACCGCCTACGACAGGCTGGCCGCAAGTATTAAAAACGCCGCTTCCGCCGCCGATTTGCAGCGTGCGGCGAAACAGGCCGAAGAAGCGTTTAAAAACGGCATCATCACCGCCGCCCAATACGACCAGGCCGTCGCACAGGCCAAGGCACGGACGGACGAACTGGCCGCCGCAGCCGCCACCGTCGGGCAGCAGGCCGAAACGGGCTACGCGCAGGCATCGCAGGCCGCCGAACGCTACGGTCAAACGGTCAGGCAGGCCACCGACGACCACAAAGAGGTCGGCCGGGCGGCGCAGGCATCCGCCCAAACGGCGGGCGGCGCGTGGGGCAAGATGACCGTCAACGTCCACGACTACCTGAGTATGACGCGCGAACAAATCCGGGCGATGGGCGACGCGATGAAAACCCTCACTCCCTTGGGCAGCATCGGCACGGCGGGAATCAACGGCGGCTTTAAAGAGTGGGCGGCACGGGTTAAAACCTTCAAAGACGGCGTCAGGGAGGCGGAGGCGGCAACCGAGGCACTCAACCGCGCCGTATCGGACGGTACCGTCAACATGGAGATGATTAACCGTGCCACCGCCGCCGCCACCTTGCAATTCGGGCGGCTGGACGATGCCACGCTGGACAAACTCAATGCCGCCGTTGCCGCTGCCCGCGACAAAATGGCCGCCCTCAAAGACGAAGCCGCCGATACCGTGGCTCAACTGCAAACCGAGCTGGCCCGGTTGCGCGGCGACGGCGAACAGGCCAGGCGGCTGGAAGAAGAGCGCAAACTGCGCGAGTTGAACGTGAAGCTGGCCGAAGCCGAAGCGCAGGGCAACAGCGAGGCCGCCGCCCGATACCGGCAGGCCGTCTCCCTGCAGCGGCAGATTTACCGCGAACGCGACGAGCAGGAAGAGCAGGCCGAAAAGGCGCGGGCGGAAAACCCGCAGGCCGGCCTTGCCGCCGCCTTCGAGGCCGCGCCGGCGCAAATCGGCATCCCGCTGGCCGAGCTGCAACGCCTGATTGAGGCGCGGGACAAACGGGTGGCCGAAGCCGCCGCCGAAAGCGTGATTGCGGGGCTGGAGGCGGCATTCAGGCGCACGGTGTAAAAAGCGCAAAAAAGGCCGTCTGAACGGGGCAAACCTGTTTCAGGCGGCCTTACTGCATCTGCACGACCAGCCGCCTCGGCTGCCTGCCCCTACCATATCGGCATCAACCGTTACCCTATAACCGCATCATGAGCGACCAAGACTGGCGGCTGCGCCGCAAAGACAACCGCGCCGAAATCACCCTGCCGCAGGATATGCGCTGGACCGACGAGTTTGACTGGGCAAAAACCACACAGGCCGAACCGCAGCGCACCTTGTCGGGCGGCCTCGTCATCCAGCAGGGGATAAAGCAAAACGGCCGCCTGGTCACGTTGGCGGGCGATTGGGTATGGCTGCCGCGCGCCACCCTCGAAACCCTGCGCGAATGGGCGGATACACCCGAATTAGAGATGGTGCTGGAGCATTACGACGGGCGCGTGTTCGACGTTGTGTTCCGCCTGCACGAGGGCCTGTTTGCCGACCTCGAGCCCGTGCGTTTTGCCACGCCCGAAACGGGCACGGAACGCTACACGGCAACCATCCGTCTAATGACCGTTTAAACCCGCTTTAAAACCGTTTTAAAAAGGCCGTCCGAAATGTCAAAAACCACCCGACTGACCCAACAGGATTTACAGATTTACCCCAGCCAGCGCATGACCGATACGCCCGACGGCGGCGGCCGTATGGTGGGGCAGCCGTTGAAAGGGGAAGACAACGAAATCTTCCCGATTGTGTCGGACGTAGACCGTACGATGGGCAGTTTTGACGCCCGCCTGCTTTATCCCGCCGTGCTGCGCGACGACAAAGAGCCGCTGTACGGCGGCCATTTCATCATCAGCGAACCGCCGAAGGCGGACAACGTGTCCTATCTGGCCTTTAAGGCGCGCAATTACGGCGAAACGCGGCAGGACATCATGCCGCGCATCGAGGCTTACAGCGTGCCGACCATCGAAGGCCGGATGACCATGATGGGCAAACACTTGGCCGGCGTGCGCCTGATACAGGCCTATCAGCGCATTGAGGCGCCGCTGCCCAAGGTCGGCGAACGCTACTGCCTGCAATTCGAGGACAAATCCAACGCGCAGACCGCCTACCGTTACGAATATTTCCGCATCGCCGACTTAAGCCACGAGGTGCGGACGTTCGAGGTGCCGATGCCCAACGGCGAAGTGCGCGAAATCCAACGCCGCGTGCTGAAGATGGAAATCACCAACCCGCTGGCCAACGACTACGAGGGGGTAAAGTACCCGCAGGAGGGCTATGCCCAAACGGCGACGCGCATCCTCGAAACGCAGGTGGCCGATTCCGCCGCCTACTACGGCGTAAAGCCGGTCAAAACCGAACTGAAACGGGGGGATTTGACGGCCGCCGTAACGGAAATCTACGAGAAACTCGTGCCCACCGCCACGGCGGAAACGCCG